TAGACGTTGCATTCTTCAAATCCCATGCCTGTTTAGGATGAATAAACATGACATAGAAATCCTGACCCTTGATACGGAGAGGACGAACGGAGGGATTAGCAAGCTTGGCGATCATCTTAGCCTTGCTGATAAGACCCGTAGTAAGAACATCCGTAGCCGCAATGCCATCAAGACCAGCAGAAGCATCAGCATTCAGATAACGATAGGTATAATCAACACCCGTGTTACCAGCTTCCGTTGCCGTCGGAATAGCATCAGGCGTATTCGACCAAGTTGCATTGGCAGAATACACAGCACCCGTAGTATCCGTCAATGTCGTTACAGAAACACCACCTAGCTTGAGGAAAATCTGTCTCTCCAGAAATTCCTGCGCCCAAGTAGAAAGTTTATCCTTAGCATCCTTGAACATATCGTAGCAGGCTTTCTGACTATCAAGACGACCCGTCAGACGAACCGCATTACGAATCTGGTCAATAGAAATCTGGTCATAGTAAGAAGAAATCGCTTCCTCATTACCTTCCAGCTCGCTATCGCCACTGATACCAGAACCACTAAGCTTGGCAGTCAGGGGAACAGTAATCGTATCGCCAGACTCTTTCTTCAAATCCGAGAAAGTCTGAACAATGTTATTATCACCCTCACCCATCAAGCCGTTCTGCGTGAAATACATACCATCAATCACGTCCTGAAACAGCTCCTTCTTCCACATTTCACGACGTAAGGCATCTACAGAAATCGTGTTACTCATATTTATATCCTTTTCTTTTGTGCGATTCTAAGTGACACTGTTTACAAAGCGTCACACCATTGTTAATATTCCATAGTTCACTACAATCTATGGCTTGTTCCACATGTTTCCTTATCCAGCCATCAATCGTTTTTTAGTTTCTGGTTTTAACTTTCTCCATTGTTCAGGAGATAACTTTGCTGCTTGTTCTGGTGTTAATTCAGCCTCGCTGACAATCCTCTTACCACTTGCGCCATTAACAGACGCACTGCTTACTTTCTTGTTAGAGTTTTCAAGCACTCTATCTGCTTTTGCTTTTGACTCAGGGTCAACTTTACTTGCCACTTCGTTATATTTCGGACTCATCCGAGCAATGTTCACAATTCGTTCAACCAACATATTCTCATCAACGCTATCATTCAAGAACGACTCGTCAATCAACTTCTGATACGTTCCTGTTTTATCCTCAACAATAATCTCTTTTGCTAAATTGGCAATTTCGTTAAACTTTTCGTATTTAGCCGCCCCAATCTTCTCGGCGAACATTGACTTTGTTGCTACCTTATTACGGATAACCTCGGCATTATCAAGTTCATTGGGCTTATTATCTTCAGCAACTTGTTCATCAATCGCTGCCTGTAACGCTTCAACTGTCAAAGAGTCTGGATTCTTGAGAAGTTCTTTAATCTTCTCTACCTTCTTATTTGATGCACCGCCATCAATCGCAACCTTCAATTGCTCCTTCAGCGCAGCAACTTCATTCTGTGCTTCTTGCCTCTTATGCTTATCAGTTTTCCACTTCCAGTAAAGAGCCTTCTCGTTCTTACCAAATTTATCAACAAGCTTCTCGTCGGCTTCTGCCTGTTCGAAAGTAGGAATTTCTATTTCCTCTTTTTTCTCGGCAGGTTTATCTTCGGACTTAACTTCGGGTTGCTTGATGTCTGCATTTTCTTCTTTTTTAACTTCTTCTTTCTTGTTAAGACCAAACTTCTCGATCAACTCACGCTCTTGTGGCATCATCGAACTTATATCAACTTCGCCACCTATATCGTTGCTTGTTTCAACTTCTTCGATGACAATCCCTTCTTCTTTCCCGTCTGACATTGTTCTTCTCCTTTTTTATTCTGACTTTCATCAGATTTTCTAACGGCATCCGCTAGAGTGTTTACTAACACATATATGCTTGCTTGTGGGTCAAGATTGAACCGCTTGATTGTCCACTCGCAATTGCTACAATACTCGGCGTTCATTACTTCATCTCGCTATTAACACCAACAGACTTCTGTGCTTGCATCTGAACAGCATGGGCTTCCATCTGATTAAGGATTGACTTCTTATTTGCTTCTGGTATAAGCGATAAGTCGATCAAAACACTCGGAGGAATCGGAACGCCCTGCTGTGCCAACTCTTTAATATCGGCAAAGTTAGACATCCTAATCGTTTCCGAGAATGCGCCTTCACCAACAGAAACATCATATTTAACAAGGTCTTTATTATTAAGAACAGACTTAATAACACTATCAGCAGTATCAGTATCAACCTTAGTAACCAACTTTCCAGTCTCATCCATAATAGGCTGACCAATTTGATGCTGCGGATACTCAAACATCGTCTCACGCTCTAAATCCGTGATCTCGTTATCATACCCATTCTGCAACTTGCTTAATCCACGCTCAAGGATTACATTCACAGGAACATTAAAATTATCATAAATAAAAGCACTTCCCAAAATCTTTTTGGCAGTATCAAGCGTAAATATGTCAGACAACTGAGAAAGAATAAACTTTCCAACCATCTTCTTAGTATTGGCAAAGTTATCCAACATCTCCTGTATCATTGCAAGACCTTGACGCTGTTTAAGCAGAATTGCACGACCAGACTGTGATTGTGAGGAACTAGCAAGAAGGTCTGGATTCACGCCAGAGGCTTCCTTTAAGTCTTGTGCATTCTCTGATGCCAGTTGGCTATGACCCTGCGACAGAGGCATTGGAGTAATTCGACCAATAGGATTAGAATTTGGACGACGCTTAATAACAATCCCAGGAGACGAACCGAAGTTCTTTAGTTTTTCTTCTTCTTCCGACGATAATTGATTTTCTTCAATCTCAAAACCAGAGTTTGCAGACGAATTAAGATGTCTTAATTCCTGTGTGCGACGCTTATTATACTCAAGGTTCAAATCCTTTAACCCACGAACAACACCTTGAATTGTCAAAGAAAGGTCATTTAAATCTTCCGTAGTAAGCTCGGCAAAGAACGGCATAATCGGAAACGAACGATATTTCGGATACGACCATGCAACACCATTATAGAGTTCCGTGTCACCACATACCTGTGCGTGTTTGATTACAGGAACATTTCGCTTAATAATTATGCCACCAAACTTAGAATTAAATTCATCAGCCTTAGATTCCTGCTCAAACTCCTCGATGATGCCTTTATCTGAAATCACACAGAAGAACCTAACGTCCATCTCTTTGTAGAAATAGTCGATTAGATCGTAGGTTGGTAGACCGTCAGCGTTTTTACCATCAACTTCTTTTCCACGTCCAAGTGCCGGATAATCACGACCCTGAAAGTGCATAACTCCAGTCGTAGTATTGTCAATCTGTATCTTTCCATTAGAGATTTCATCAATCTTTTTCTTTTCCGACGGGAAAAGTGCGATCAGGTCATCCTTGCTTAAATCTGCTGTAACTTTAATTAGGAACTTACTATCAGAAAGGTCGTATTCTTTGAAGTGTGGGTCTAAATAAATATCTAACGGAGAGATTTTCTTAAACTTCATATCTCCATTAACCATATCAAACGAATAATCAACATACGGCTCAATAAAACACATGCCGCCGATTGCACCATTCTTAAATACGTCGGAGAATTTGATTTCTAGGTTGCTGTTCTTAACAATGTTCTTCATCAAGCGAGTAGTAATCTCGCCAGTGATTGCATCTTCAGAACCTTCAGGGAATGCTTTATAGTCAGACTTGCTCTGACGCTCGATACCAGTAAGAAGTTTTATGATCGGCTTGAGTTTATTAATCGTCAACGCTTTGACGCCAGCCTTGCGAAGCGTCTCAACATCTTCTGCATCCCATTGATTGCCAAGTTCAAACTTAAAGTCCTCTCGGATTTTTTCTCTTAGAGATGCCATCTTCTCCGACGAGTATTTTAAATCACGATAAACTCTCTCAACAATCAATGTAGACATTTATATCTCCTGTCAATCCTATAATATAGACTAACATAATTTTAAGATTTGTCAAATGATTTGTTTATTATTAAAATCTTCAAGCTGTCATCGGATTAAATAAATAATCAGATTTTTTCTTGATTTCATATCTTGTTCTGCGTTCCTCTGACCTTGCAGAGAACATTCTCATCTGAGTTGCAAGCATGGCGAGCGAATCAACCAGGTCAACATATTCGCTTTTTAACTCATCTCTCGTGACACCAGCCAGCTCGTTCTTCATTTCAGTTAGCCAGTCAGCACCCTCAGGAAACCAAATAGATCCACTCTTGAAATACGGCTGTAACATCTTAATTCGCTCTAATTTTGACCCAATCTTGCCATGTTCAAGCGGCGTTATGTTAAATCTACACTTCCTTAACGTCATTTCCCTATACATTACAGGCTCTAAAAACTGCTGATATTGACCCTTTTCAACACCAAATTCACGTATACCCCACTTACGCACCACCTCAAACATCTTTGCCATCAACTCAACGCTATCCCATCTACCATAAGGAACATCCAAGATATACCAATGACCATCAGGCATCAACGCCCCAACAACTATTGCTCTAAAACACGAATCTCTCCTTAAAGAACTTGCAGGGTCAAGCGTTGCTAGAACCTCGCCACCAGAGGCTAAAGTGTCTTTGAGTGAGCTAGGATAATAGCGGTACATATCCTCAGTGAATAGCCTAGTATCATCACTGACAGCCATGCACATCTTTTCTCTAAGCCAGATGTCAAGCTTGCCGATAGCCTCATACTCTGCCCTTTCTTTTACAATCTCCTCAATGCTTTGCTTCTCTGCCCAAGTACTCTCAGTCAACTCAGCATTAGCGCACGGGATACGCTTGAACTTGAACCCCATGTTGTCCGCATTTTTCGCAATCCTCTCAATAATGCATCTCTCACCAAGGTTATTCCCAATAATGAACACCCTAGCCGCCTGTGCAAGAAACATAACATCAGACAGGAACCAATCCCAGTCTTGATCGGGAACCACCTCACTCTGCATGTCAGAAGAGTCCTGTATATCGTCAGCTAAGATAAGAGAAGGTCGAACGTCCTTGTTATTTAAACCACGGATGGAAGCACCCTTACCATAAGCCTCTATTAGCACTGTCTGCACTCGACCGCCACCAGCATCTAACTTTACCTCAAACACGTCCGACGTATTCTTAACCACTTTCATTAACCGAGCATTTATCATCGGATTGTTTATAAACTCGTTGGTAATATTCTTCAAAGCTTTACGAGCTTGGTTCATGTTAGATTTAAGTATTACGATATACGACCAGTCATCTGATGGGAAAGTTAGGGCGTACAGAGGAAATGCCCTTAGGATTAAACTTCCTTTGGCACTCTGTCTGAACCCTTCAAACGCAACGTGCGTCTCACCAAACAGCAACTCACGACTCCACTCGTAATGGAACTTGGCAGGCTTGACATCATCAGGAGCGGGTAAAAAAATAGACCTGTACTCGACAAGTCCTTTCTTAGCCGCCGTATATATATCTGCGTTTGTTATTGCCATTATTTATTAGCCTTATCAACCAATTCAGCGTCATCGATACTAGTTCCACGAAGAATCTGCTCTGCCCTTAACTTTGCCTCATTCATAAACTGCTTATACTCATTCTTCTGTATAATATTAACATCAGACTTCCAGCCAGAATATGTCTCAAGCATCTTCAACGACGCAACACGGTCTAAATCACCATTAAGCGCACCAGTAGAAACCTTCCATTCCATTACAGTCCAAGCATAGTCTAACGCCCTCTGCAACTCAGAACTCTCGCCGGCAAGCCTAATCAACTCGTCCTTAGAAACCCCAGCCTCAACACAGAAATGAACCACATTATAGTGTTCAGGCTCTTTCATCCACTCATACAACTTCTGCGCCAACTCCTCATGATACGTCATCACTTCCCCTCCCCACCCCACTCATAGATTCCCCATATAGCCAATAAAAAGTATACAGCAAACAAAGCACACTGAGCAAAAGCACCAATAGAGAAATCATACACCATCCATGCAAAATTTGTAAACCCCCAAACATAGAAGCACTCCTTCCGCTTCTTAATATTCAATATCACCCCAACCAAAGACATAATCGTTATAACCCACATCATCTTGTAACCCTCCCGATACCTCCATACCTCAACTCCCTCGTAAACTCTAACAATATATCATCAACCGTATACGGCTCAACCTTATCACACAGCCGACCATCAACCAACTCGTGATCCAGCAAAGCCAAATCCCGTCTGTCTATCACCA